CCTTCCGGGTCTACAGGGACATCAAAGGTAATGTATACCATAGTGTTACACACATCCTGAAGGAAACAAGCGACAAAACCGGGCTGGAGCGTTGGGAGGCTCGCCTGGGACCAGTCGAAGCAAGCTGCCAGCGCAACGTTGCCGCCACCCGAGGCAACATGGCCCACAGCCAGGCCGAGTATTTACTGAAAACGTCTCAGCAGCTGGCACGTTCCACCGCCAACAAGCGCAATTCAATCCGCTGGGACGAGCGTGGATTGGCTCGGATTCCCTCGCCAATCACGCAATGGGCATTGAAGAGGGTGAGGCCAAACGTCCCCCGTGTTGGCTGGAGCGCCTCCGGCTACGCCCGCAGCTTGTCTGACTGGATCGCCGAAAACGTCACCGAAATTTTCGCCAGCGAATTCAGCATCCACCACCCGGCAGGATTTGCTGGAACGGCAGATGCCCTGCTGGGATTCAAGAACAACTCCATCGTGGTTGCCGACTGGAAAACCAGCGTCGGGCGCAAGACCACCAAAGATGAGGACGGCCTGGAACGTTTGCCTCCTGGTCATGCATACATTGACCAGTGTGGGGCTTACAGCCTCGGCCTCAAACACCTGACCGGACTTGAACCAACTGGAGCTGTGATCGTTTTAGCCCGCCGCTGTGGAGCGCCAAACATTCACTGGATGACCCCCGAAGAACTGCAGCAGGCTGAGAAGTCATTCATGACCAGAGTGGAACAGTATTACTCCGCTCTCCAGAATCCCATTCAAGTCTCGGCCTGAGATCCACTGGTACAATGGTTGCCTGAGCGTGGTTCGCACCCACCTCAGGCCGGACAACCTACCATTCAGGTCATCGTGTCACAGTCTAACGTGCGTCCTCCTGTAGAGGACCTGTGGGAAAAGTATTCCTACAACCCATTCACTGGAACGCTTCACCGCCGCGATAACGACCGCCCTTTGAGAGGCAATCGCTGCAAAAGAAGTCATCAACTTTCCATTCATTACAGGTCTCGGCATCCTTACGGGGTGGTTGTATTTGCCTGGATCACTGGCCGGTGGCCCATTCAAGGGATGGAGATTGACCACATCGACCGAAACCCATTCAACCAGCGCTGGTACAACCTCCGGGAGGTGACCCGCCGGCAGAACATGCAGAACACTAAGCGCAGCCGCGGGGGTGCCATTCAAGGCAAGCGCAGCTGGAGCGCAACCATTCAAGTTGGTGGGGTGACCCATAGGTTCGGGCCTTTCAAAAGTGAAGCGGAGGCGCGGGCCGCTTACCTTTCAGCTTGCGCCTCCCATGGCCTGGCGTACCTGCCAGAGCTGGTGACCAGTATAAAGGGCAGCCCTTAGGCCGCCCCCTTGCTGGAGCGCTTACGGGCCACCCCCGCATCAGACCGAACCTTGCGGGGTGCGCCCTTGCTGGAGCGCGTGCGGTTGGCTGGGGCCTTGGCTGGCTGATCCGTGCGCGGAAAAATTCCCGCAGCCTGTGGAAAAAGTTCGGCGGGAATGTCGGCGCCGCCGTTGCAGCGTTGGCAGGCCCGCCAGTAGGGCACCAACTCCCGCCAGAGCTGGAGCGGGCCCTCTTTACCGTGGGCGGCCTGCAGGGCCAGTAGGTCGGCCCAATCTGAAGCCGCCAGGCTGGAGCGTTCAACAGCCCAACGGAGATCGCGCAGCTGGCGTTTCTCTAGCCGCAGCTGTTCGCGCTCCATCTCCCGGGCATCTAGGGCGAGCTGTTTACGCTCCCGGCTGGTGTTCCAGTCTCCGCCGCTCACGGCTGAACCTCCAGGGCTTCAACGACAAAAACCGGGAGCCCCTTTAGGTCGGTGATGGTAGCTGGGGCCATCGTGATCAAGCCCCGGGCCTGCAGGGATTCTGCGATCCGCTGGTCACGCTGGGGCATGGCCACAAAATGCGGGCCGGGATTGTGGCGGAGGAAGTTCAGCCAGTTCCGCTGCAGCGGACCTAGCGGGCGGTTTCCATAGGTTGGCATGATCCCTTGGTGTGGGGTTTGCTTTAATACAGTATCAGCAGCCCGGCGGTTTGCCAAGCCTGCCTGCTGTGGTACATTACGGGGCACTACGGCACACCATGCCATGCAACCCCAACCCTGGGCCCACTGGTTCGATCTCAGCCACTGCGGCGGCCGCGAATCTTGCCGCCAGCTCCCCGCCGAATGTGTGGCGGACTGTTCCGGCCCCGGCCCTGCTGATGATGCCGTGGCCTTCTGGCTGGAGCGCCTGCAGTTTGACGGCCCTCCGTGGCTATTCCGCCAGCACCTGCGGGAGTTTGGCGCCTGGGACGCTGCAGACCTGGCGGATCACAACGCCAACCGCGCCCGCGTGCTGTGGATCTGGGCCTGTGACTGCTACGAAGATCCGGGCGCCCATGATTTTCTGTGGCTTGGCACTTGACGCCGGGCCGCTTCCGGTTCTACTGTTTACAACGACAGCCCTACCCTAAGGCTCCCCATCATGACCGACTACAAAGCCCGCCTGGCATTTGTCGAGGCAGACCCCACGCACCAAAAACTGCAGCAGGCCCACCGCGACCTCTGCTGTCAGCTCGACAGGCTGGACAGCGACCTGCGCTCGGGCACCTATGGCCTGCAGCGGCTGCTGCTGGCGCGGGATTGCGTCCAACACTACGCCGACGAAATCAGCTGCACATCACCCGATGAAGATGAACAGCTGGAGCAATGGACAGCCACCCACGGTGAGGGCTGGTTTGGCATGTATTCCGAAGCGGCAAAGGAAATCACGGAATCGGTGCTGGACCTTTGCAGCGTGCTGACCGCCAAGCGGGAACAACGGAACGCGCTCCGCCAACAAAAGGAAGCGTCCTACGTGGTGTTGCGCCAGTCTGCCGAACAGCCGAACAGCTGGAGCGCGACTACGCCGCCAGCAAAGCCGCCGAGTCTGCCGGCTGATGTGCTACATTATCAAGCGAGACCCCAACCCTTAGGACTCACACCATGCATCGCTACAACACCGAAACCCTGGCTCACTTTCCGTGGATCGCCAGCTGTGACACATTGCGGCCAGAGGATCTACTGCCGAAGTTCTGGTCAGTGGCTGAAGTGCTGGCACTGGCGGCAAACAAGCCGGAAGCCCTCAGCCCTGCCACGCTTGCCAGCTTGACCCGGCTGGTGGGTGAGGACTCCCGGGAATCTGACTGGGACGACTCCGAAGCTTGCCAGACCCTGGAGGAACTGACGGACGCGCTCCAGGAACTGGCGCCCGTTGGGTTCTACTTCGGAAGCCAGGACGGTGACGGTGCGTGCTTCGGGTTCTGGCTTGACGAATCTTGGGCCGAAGCCCTGGAGCACTTCGGTATGGGGAACGACGACCCCACCGGTTGGGCTGAACTGATCACTGAACTTGACGCGGACGGCATCGACCCCGATACGGTGGAGGATTCCTACTGCGGCCGCGCTGAGGGCTGGTCAGAGGAACGGGCTGGCGCAGACTACGCGCAGCAGCTGGCGGAGGATCTGGGCGTCAAGCTCGATCAAATGGAGTGGCCGTTAACTTGCGTTGACTGGGCCGCAGCCTGGAGAGAGCTTGAGATCGGCGACGGCTACCGGCTGCACAGTATCGGCGGCGGTGACTGGCTGGTGTTTCTGGCAGTGTGACAGCCGCGGTCGTCGCTTCGCTCCTCCCGCAGTGGGGGAGCTTTTTTATGGGCGCCAGAGGTTAGCATTAGCTCAGACCGTTTGTGATGCAAACCGTGGAGGATTCCACCGGCCAGGAAGTAAACAAACCGCAGCGGCCGTATGGGAAGCGCAACCCTGACGCGGTGATCGAGGAACGTAGAAAGCGGCTTTATAAACGGCAGCTCAGCGGTTTGCCCACGCGGCAGCTGGTGCTCGATCATGCCGATCGTGAAGGCATCGGCGAAATCACCGCCTGGAGAGACTGGGATGCGGTCAAACAGTGGAATGAGGAGGATTGGAGCAAAGATCGCGAGAGTATAGTTTCACGTTTGCAGGGGATGCGGATGCGAGCGATCGAGCTGGCCCTGCGGAAGGGCCAGGTGGGATCAGCGTGGAGATCGACGACAAGCGGGCAGAGTCTTAGGCTGAGATCCAGCGCCTTAGGCTAAGACAGTAGACAGCTGCACCACCGGCCACCGCTGCCCTGGCACGTGCCGCTGCTGTGTTTATACTGTGCAAGACAACAACGGACGCCGACCCATGGCCCGCCTTCCCCGTCTCACCGTTCTTCCCCTTGCCGCCCTTGCTGTGCTCACAGCCTGGGGCCTGCTGCTCACTGGTGCCGAATCCGTGCAGCTGGTGAGAATGTGCCAGGCGAACGGCAACCCCCAGGCTGAGTGCGAGCTTCGCGCCTACGGTCGTTGAGCCGCTGCGAGCGTTAAGAACTGCAACAGATCCGGCCCTACCCCTTGACGGGGGCGGGGTTACGGGGGCGGGGTTCGGGTTCTGGCGGCGCGGGTGCGGGTCCCAGGGAACCTACTGATATAACTGACTTTCCTTCTACTGTGCTAAACTAATCTCTTCTGTACTACATTCCCCATGTTTTCCCTCGCCCTGGTACTCGCCACCGCCTACCCGATCACCAAGGTTGGCTCATCCTGCCCCTACGGCTACTACTCCCAAGGCAGCTATTGCCTCCCGAACGCAGCAATGCAAAGGCCTACGGCACCTACAGCGCCGGCAACTACTGCACCTGGACCCCAAAACGCTGAAGGGGGCAGGGGTTCAATTCCTGTAATACCCTAGAAGGTACCCGTACCCGAAAAAGTGACCGAAACGGCTGGAACCCTCTCCCTCCGCTACGCCCAGGGACAAGTATTTTCCAGCCGCAAACGCTTCCGTGTCTTGGTCGCCGGCCGCCGCTTCGGCAAGAGCTACCTCTCCTGCATCGAACTCTTGCGTGGGGCAATCGAACGTCCCGGCGAAACCTTTTTCTACGCCGCCCCCACCTACCGCATGGCGAAGGACATCGCCTGGAAGGTACTGAAAAAGCTAGTCCCCAAAGCCTGGATCAAGTCCAAGAACGAGACCGACCTGAAGATCGAGCTGGTGAACGGCTCAACGATCGAACTGAAGGGCACTGAAAACGCAATGGCCTTGCGAGGCCGAAGTCTGGCTGGCGTGGTGCTGGACGAAGCCGCCTTCATGTCCAGCGACGTCTGGTTCGAGGTCATCCGCCCCGCCCTCGCCGACAAACAAGGCTGGGCATTATTCATCTCCACCCCCGACGGCACAGCCAGCTGGTTCTACGACCTCTGGTGTTACTGCGAGCAAGACGACCCGGACTGGAGCCGGTGGCAATTCACGACGATCGACGGCGATAACGTCCCACCCGAGGAGATTGAAGCCGCTCGCGCCCAACTCGACGCCCGCACCTTCCGCCAAGAATTTGAGGCCAGCTTCGAGAATCTCAGCGGTCTTGTCGCCGTCTCATTTAGCGACGACAACATCGACAGCGTGGTGCAAGACCTGCCTGTTTTGCCCCTACTCCTCGGCGTGGACTTCAACGTGGACCCTATGTCCGCCATCTGCGCCGTCAAAAAAGGCGACGTGCTCTGGGTCTTCGACGAAATAATCATGACCGGCGGCGCCACCACCTGGGACCTCTGCGAAGAAGTCCAATCCCGCTACGGCGTGGAGCGCCGCATCATCGCCTGTCCGGACCCCACCGGCGGCGCCCGCAAAACCAGCGGCGTTGGCGCCACCGACCACAACATCCTCCGCAAATCAGGTTTTACCGTCTCCAGCCCCCGAAACCCCTGGAAAATCCGCGACAAAATCACCTGCGTCAACACCGCCCTCCTCGATGCCTCTGGAACACGCCGCCTCTTCATCCACCCCCGCTGCAAAGAACTAATCAAATCCCTCCGCACCCTTACTTACGCCCCTGGAACGGGCCTTCCCAACAAGAATCTCGGCGTCGACCACTCCTTCGACGCCCTTGGGTATTTATGCCTACAAACCTTCAACTTGGCCAAGCCCGAGAACCTGGGCAAGACGAACTATCGTGTGTGGTAAGTAGATCGGATCTACAAGATGGCCGCAAAAAAGCCCACCAAAGCCCAGAAAAAGGTGGAAAAAGTGATGTCTGAGTACAAATCAGGCGCACTGAAGTCGAGCTCGGGCCAAAAAGTGAAGAGCCGCAAGCAAGCCATCGCCATCGCCATGAGCGAAGCCGGCATGGCACGCAAAAAACCCACCAAAAAAGGTAAGAAGTGATGGCCAAACGCGGTCTTTACAGCAACATCCAAGCCAAGCGCAAGCGCATCGCCGCCGGCAGCGGCGAAAAGATGCGTAAGCCTGGAACCAAGGGTGCCCCAACCGCCGCCGCCTTCAAAGCCGCGGCCAAAACCGCCAAAAAACGGAGCAAATAGCCATGGCCGCCGTTGCCAACACCGCCGTCGACCGCTTCACAAACGTGGTCGAGTTCACTGGCGCCACAATGACCGCCGTGGATCAGTGGATGGAAGTCCATGCCCAATCCAGTAGCTATACCTTCGCCGCAACCGTGACCGGCGGCGCCAACTTCCAACTTGCCCTGGAATGCAGCTTCAACGGCAACGGCAACTGGTTCACCATTGATAGCAGCAAAACCATCAACTCCAACGGTCAATACGTTTACTTCTACGACGGCAAACCTGCCGCCAAGATCCGTATGCGTATTGCCTCCATCAGCTCTGGAACGCCCAGCGTTGTTCCCCACATCGCCGTCGCTTATCACGGCTGATGACCATCCAAACCATTACTGGCAGCTGCCTTCACATCGAAATTGACGGCGAAGAGGGCACCACGAACGCCACCTTCGTCTTCAAAACGCCTTCCAAACCCGAGACTTTGGGCGGCTTCATTACGATGCTGGCACACGGCATCGAAATCCTGGTGCCAATCGCCGACCCCGACGACGAGGAAGACGAAGATGACGATTGAATACCGCGGCGAGAAATTTGCCGGCTACAACAAACCCAAGCGCACGCCCAACCACCCGAAAAAATCCCACGTGGTACTCGCCAAAGAAGGCGACCAGGTGAAACTTATCCGTTTCGGCCAGCAAGGCGTATCTGGCTCACCAGCACAAAAAGGAGAGTCAGCAGCAGACAAGGCCAGAAGGGCATCATTCAAAGCTCGTCACGCCCAAAATATCGCCAAAGGCAAAATGTCCGCCGCTTACTGGGCAAACAAGGTCAAATGGTGACTACCTACCTTCAACTTTATGAATCCACATTTTCAACTCTTTGACATATTTTCTGAGTCCATCAGCTTTCTCCAAGTGCCAAACATTCCCACTCTTCATGTACTGGCGCATGTGCTCATCAATAGCCCGCAAACACTGGTGAATAACCGGATTCCACGGCTCTCGTACGGGCGTATTCCACTCACGCACGGTAAGGTTGCCGCGTTCACTGCCAAAATAGGTACAAAGTAGGAGTCAAGCCGTGGTCTACAGCGCCAACATCCCACCGACTGGAGCTGTAGTCAGCGAGTCGCCGTTCGTCCGCAGCCTGGACGTAATTGCGATGATGCCGGATTGGCAGGTGATGGCCGCCGTCACCCGCGGCACGAACTATATCCGCGACCTGAGCGAAACATATCTGCCGCAAGAACCACGCGAAGACGACGACGCCTACCAAACCCGCGTCGACCGCAGCGTCCTGAGCCCCTACACCAGCCGCCTAATCGAAACCGCTGCTGGCGCCATCCTCCGTAAACCCATCCACATCGAAGGTGACCCCTACTGGCTGGAACTCGCCCAAAACATTGACGGCTTGGGCTCCAACATCAACGAGTACGCACGGCGTGCGTTGGTAAGCAGCCTGACCTTCGGCCATAGCGCCATCCTTGTGGACTATCCCGCAGCGATGGGTGCCCGTAACTTGGCAGAGGAACGCGCCCAAGGCCGCCGCCCTTACTTCATTCACGTAGACGCTCCCCAGATTTGGGGTTGGCGCCAGGAGAGCACGATGCCTGGCTCCCCCCTGGTGCAAGTCCGCATCCACGAGTACACAACCCGCCCCCTCAACGACTTTGGCGAGGAGCAAATCGAGCAAATGCGGGTGATCTACCCCGGCAAATACGACCTGTACACGCTGGGCCAAGACGTCGTGGAGTTCAGCGAAACCGGCGGCTACAGCCTCGACGCTATCCCACTGGTGCCGATCTACAGCAATCGCCGCGGCATGTTGCGCTCTCAGCCGCCACTGCTCGACATCGCCAACCTCAACATCACCCACTACCAACGCCAAGCCGACCTTATTCACGCTCTGCATATCGCCGCAATGCCCACCCTCGTCCTTGAGGGCTGGGACGACACCACCGGCAGCGCAACGATGGGCGTCAACTACGCCATCGCCATGCAACCGGGCAACAAGGCGTACTACGTGCAAGCCGACGCCACCAGTTTCGACGCCCAAATGGCCGAACTCCAGTCCCTGGAGCAACAAATGTCGACGCTGGGCGTCACCAAACTCTTCGGCCAGAAGTTTGTGGCCGAGTCTGCCGAGGCCAAGCGCATCGACCAAGCCCAATCCAACAGCGTGCTCTCGATCATCAGCCAAGAACTGGAAAGCGCCCTCAACCAGGCGTTCGGTTTCGCCGCCGAGTACGTGGGCATGGAGCCACCCGAGATCACGATCGACCGCGACTTCGACTACTACCGCCTGATCGGCCAAGACGTCTCTGTTTTGACCCAACTCAACCAGATGGGCAAGATCAGCGACGCGATGCTGCTGGAGATCCTGCGTCGCGGCGAAGTCCTGCCGGACAACATCAACATCGAAGACGAGGCCGAAGCCGCCGAGATGGACGCCACCGAGCTG